ACATTCGAACAGCTTCGATTGCATCTTCTAGGTTATAATGTACTTCAGTGCACATAGTATATACGAATGGGTGTTTGAATTGATCGATATCAACTACTGCGATTACTACTTTGTCCCATTCCCAAGCCAGTGCCATTTCCATAACAGTACCCCACTTACGTCCAGGCTCTGAGTCTTTGATATTGGCTAATATGATATCAGATTTCTTGATATCCTCTAAGTCTTGGGCTACAATACGGTGAAGTTT